CTCTCTTTGATCGTTTTGTTTTAGACTCAAAAACGGTTCGGTATATGTGTTCAATGCTACCAAGTGTTTGAACATAGTATGACTCATGCTCAACAGTTTTAGTATAGCACCTTGTGTTTCTCTACTATCACCTTGTGCATAGTCATCTGCTTCTTGTTCACTGTCATTGATGTAAAACTTTAGTACATTGGGCTTGCGTCCACGTTCAATACGATAGCATTGTTCACCAACACAAAAGTCTAAACTAACCATCATGCCTTTTGAATTGGTTTTGTTTATGAGGTTGTCACGACGTATGTTTGTGAGTGCTTCACCATAGAGTGCATAACTTAGTGCATTGATGATTGTGGTCTTGCCAGTTCCGTTACGTGAACCATCACCACCTAAGTCAATGTTCTCTCCAAGTACCAGTGTGAGGTCCTGTCGATCAAAGTTGATAGCCTGTGTAGCATTGCCCACACTCATAAAGTTTTTGACTGTCAAGTCTTTGATTTGAATCATATTTTGTTTACAATCTGCTGAATTTCGTTATTGCATAACCAATGATAATGATCATAGTTATGTTTCAAAGTATCTTTGTATTGTAACATAGTTTCACGTATGTCGTCAATCGAAAACTTGCTTATACGAGTAAGTTCCTCAACAATACATTCCATACGTTTGTGTGGATCTTGAATAGTGTCGTATTCTTCGTTGATAAATGGTGCAAAAGTTCTAAAGCCTTTTTCTTGTATTTGAGTCAATGTCCCTGGCGAACCTACAATAACAAACATCCTTTTATGCACGATAGGTCTTATGGTTTTTTCTGTAATTTGTGGATAAGGATAGTTATAAACTGTTTCGGTTACAACATCAATTGCAAAATATTTGTAAAAATCACAGAAAATATTTTTGTTTTTTTGATGTTCGTTTGTTTTGCCTTTTATAAGAGGATCTCGATGTGTTTCTCCTACAGACGAGTCAAATTGGTTACTAAAGTTCCATGCTTCGTTGATCCGAGTAAATGGCTTTGTGTATAATCGATGAAACATCAGTTATTTCCTTTGTAAGAAACTGCATATGCATCTAGTAAATTCCTTTCTACCAGCATATTGTATAGCATATTTCTATGTAGTCGGTTTACCCCAAACATAGATACACCATGTTTGACAATTGATGATTCGTCAACGTTGCATTCATGTTGGTTCAATCCTACTCTTACTGTATTATCAACAGTTAAACAATTGTCTATGATAGTAGGAAAATTATGTTCTTGCATCTCTGTAGGTATCAGTATCTCAAATTCTTTTTTTATATTCTTATGGTTTGTAATTAGTATTAATATATTCAATGATATATCATTGTGTAAAAACGTTCTAACCAAATTAAACATACTCAATCCATAAGGACAACTTGGAAGGTAATAGTCTGTGTCTAAATGACTGATAATATAACGGTCATTGTGTGCAAACACTTGTTTTTTTGTTTGCAACAACCTATCAGAAACCAACTGAAAATCATGGTCTACAGAAGGTAACGCAAATTTATCAATTATGTTAAATTTAGCCGAAAGTGCATTAACAAATACATTCGAAATGTTCAACTACAGACTCCTGTATATTTCCAACAACAGTTTGTTATCATAGAATTCTGAATCAATGTTTATGATTTGTTCTGTAACAATTTGGTCAACACTTTCAAATTTGATATCGCCTGGTTGCATTTCTTCTTCTAATGCACTGCGTTTGTTTGGTATAAGTGCCATCTCACGCAGTTTGTACTTGGTTGCAAACTGTTCTTTGATATAGTTTGCTTCTTCATAGGATATTTCAATATCCAAATTAACTCTAACGTGCATGTTTGGTTTTAGTATTGTGTCTGCATAGTCAATCACCTGTGAAAGATCTAACACTTTGTACAATGGCTGATCTGGCCAAGCAATGTATTCTGGCTCTTTGCCCCATTCGAGTATCATGCAACCACGTTGATCATCGCCTGCATCTGAAAAGTTATGTGGAAATGCATTGCCAATATAGTTTATGTTGTTCTTCTGTTGACGCAGATGAAAGTGTCCTGAGAACACTGTACCATACTGTTGAAAGTGTTCTGATTTGATTTCACCGTGATCGGGCATTTCAACCATGGCATTCATCTTAAAGTGCGGAAGTTCAAAGTGTCCGAACATATACTGGGCACTTGCAGTTTTTATCTGCTTGTGATCATCGCCTACTAACCAAGGGCACAGTATAACATCATCTTGCTCAAACCAATCGTTGCAAATCTTTAGATTAGGAATATGCTTTGCCCATTCAAAACTGTATATGTCACGTTTGTCTCTGTAGTATAAGTCGTGATTGCCAGTTATGAAATAGGTTATATCAAAACTTCTTGAAAGATTTTCTAATGCTCTTAGACTGTGGCTCATAGTTTGCAAACTTAAACTTGCTCTATGATGATGCCAGTCCCCCATGAAGATAGCAGTTTCGCAGTTGTGTATTTTGCCTTGTTGTACTGCCCACTCTACAAAGTTTTCACAGTCCTGGTTGTGCATGATACTATTGCTTTTCATGCCAAAGTGGATGTCTGTAAACACTAGAGCTTTCTTAAACAAACCCATATGTGCGTCCTATTTTTTAGCTGCTTCTGCTGGTTGTAGTTTTTTTGCGTCTGGTGAATTGTTAAACTGTCTTGTCCAACTTGGATTTAGTCCGTTTTGTTCAAGTATATCATCACGTATGTTTTGATTTTTCTTTTCAATGTTTAATACTCTTGTAAAACTGTTTGTGATGGCGGCAGTATAGTATGCAAATGGATTTTGACTCTTGCTTTCGTCAAACTGTAGTCCAATTTGACTTAACTGCAACAATGCTTGTCCACGCATCTCTTCATTGTATGTATAGCCACGCCAGTTTGAACGTGTTGCATAACGTTCACACAACTTAATAAACATGTGTGCTAGTTTGTCAGTCATCTTGCCATGGTCTTTTGAGAAGTATCCGTTTTCCATTCCGCCGAGCCAGTGTGATTTGCCAACAATATACGGCACACGATTTTCATCAATCATATAATGCCAGAAAGGAGGAAAGTTTAGTTTTATATAGTTAAGATCCTGCTCAACATCGCTCATCAGTTCTTGCAATCCATCATCTTCAACATCAACATCATCCATCTCTAGCAGTTCTTCTAGTTTGCTTTTTTTCTTTTCTTGTGCTTTGGTAAGTTTTTTTGGAACCATTGGAATATGATCCCAACAGGTAACACGAAACACAAGTTCTTGGTTGTTTAGTTTTGTTGGATCGAGTATCTCACCAGTTAGTCTTTTGATACGATCTGCTTTGTTGCGTCTTGCTTCTGCAACACTACGTTGATTGATCTTGTCCACACTAGGTACAATAATATCATACTGTGCATACTCTTTTTCAAGATACGAACAGTAAGTGCTTTTGCTTTTGTGAATTTCTTTGAGTATGTCTCTATTGTTTAGATAGTTTACTTTCTTAGGTGCTTTCACCGGTGGCATATAATTCTCCTTTGCCTTAATACATTGTGTATTATACAACATTACTTATCAAAAGTCAATCATTAACTGCGTACTTTTTGGTTTCCATAAATAAGACTATAGGAGATCAGATGGGTTATAATATTAAAGACGCGGCATTGATGTCAGCATATCAGAGACAGTTTCCTGGTGCTGATCTTAATAGGTTGGCCGCACTAGCAGGTATACCAAAAGAAGATGTGCCAAACTATGTGATTAACACTACTGCAACTCCGGCCAGAAACACTTCTTTTGGCACAGTAACGAGTAGAGCATCAGAAAACACACAATCAACTGATACTGCACGTAACACTCCTGGATCAGGCAGTGCATTTCAAGGTGGCGGTACTATTGCTGAACAGGCATTTGGCAAGAGACCTCAACAGGATCCTTTTCCGGCTGCACCACCAGCAAGACCAGTGCAAGCACAAGATTCAGATGTAGATTTTACAGATGCTTATGGCGAAAATTTTAGACAAGCAACTCCGATACCAACACCGGTGGTTCAAACACAAGACGATGATGTTGAATTTGCTGATGCTTATGGAGAAAGTTTTAGGGAAGTCACACCTATACCAACAGACACACGTTTTCCAACTAGTAGAACATCAGAGCTTACGCAGAATACAGTTGATCCAGGATTAGCAAATGCATTAAGAGATCAAGAACGTCGAGCAATAGAAGCAAGTAATGCATTTGAAGAGCCATCTGCTCCCAATCCGTACCCAGCACCACCGCCAGCAAGACCAGTTCAAAGTTTTGATGTACCAGTTGACGACTTTAGTGGATATCCAGTTACGCAAGTTGATGACTTTAGCGGACCTAGTCGTAATATAACACAGGTTGATAGCTTTGAAGAATATCAACCACCGATAACACAAGTTGATGATTTTGCTGAATTTACTGGCCCGCCACAAGTAGATGATTTTAGTGCATATAGTAACAATAATTTTGGCACAGAGGACCCTGGTTTAGATGCATTTGGCCCCGGACCAACACCTCCGCCGCCAGCAAACATACAAGAATATCAACAGTTTGATGCATTTGGTGATGTAGTAGAACCACAATCACAAGTTGACAGTTTTGACGAGTATAGTACCAATGATTTTGGTATAGCAGATGAACAAGACTTCAGTGACTTTGCTACACCTGCAGAAGTAAATCCTTTTGGAGTTGACGACTTTGGTGATCCAGAAGTTGCTCAGTTTGATGAATTTGGCGACCCAATACTAGCACCTGAAGATCGTGTAGACAATGATGGTGAAAGTTTAGTTGGTGATGATCCTGTTGCTGATATTGGAGACGGTGCCGAAGGTGATGGCATTGACGGAGTAGAACAAGCCGCACTGAGCAATGCACAGACTCAAGCAATTAACGCACAAGCAATGAAGACCAAGGCGCAAAATCAACAAACAATTAACGAAATGCGTGAAGCATCTGGTGTTAAGAACGCCGACGGTGATTGGCGTGTTAAGCTCCGATTAGCTCCACAAGCTGATTATCTCTACAAGGCACAAAACCCTGGAATACTTGCACCACTAGCAGTCACAGACGGAATCATATTTCCTTACACACCAACAATTGATGTACAATATAGAGCAGAATACAACAACTATCAGCCTACGCACAGTAACTATATGCACTATTTTTACAAAGGATCAAGTGTTCAAACAGTACAACTGCAAGCAGAATTTACTGCACAGGATACAAAAGAAGCAGAGTATCTACTTGCGTGTATGCATTTTTTAAAAAGTGCAAGTAAAATGTTCTATGGGCAGGATGCACAACGTGGCTCACCACCGCCATTGCTCTATCTTACAGGGTTAGGAGAATACCAGTTTAATGAACAACCTTGTGTGGTATCAGAATTTAACCTCAACCTACCTTCAGACGTTAACTACATACGAGCACGTAGTAGACATATCAATAGAGATGATCAACTACAATTTGAAAAACCTCTTGCTACTGCAACAACAAATGGTAATTTTTCAGCATTGAACAGATTAAAAACCGCAGTTTCAAATGCACTAAACGGATCACCAGAACCGTTACAAGTTGGTGCAAAACCTTTTACACCTAGCCCAGGAAACCTTGGAAGCAAAGGTGCAACTTATGTTCCTACTAAGATGTCAATGACAATTAACTTATTACCAATTGCAAGCAGACAACAAGTAAGTCAGCAGTTTAGTCTTAAAGAGTATGCAAATGGTAATTTAATTAAGAAAGGAATGTGGTAATGGAAACAGATAATACGTATGCATCAACCAGTGCATATTTTGAAACACCAGTATTACAACAACAGTATTTAGGTGTGATGGTTAACCGACCAATTCCAAAACTAATTGACGATCTTACTTTAATCATCAACGAGACATACAACCTAAGACCAGATTTGTTAGCATATGATTTATATGGAGATGCAAACCTTTGGTGGGTATTTTCACAACGAAACCCAAACCAGTTACAAGATCCTTTAGGAGATTTTGTCACAGGAACAACTATATATCTACCTCAGGAATCTACATTGAAATCAGTATTAGGAATCTAATATGGCAACTCTTCCAGATTTTACGACGGCGGCGGTGGCAGAATTAAATAGAGCCAGACAAGCTGAGCAAATAAAAATAAACCTAGAAAAGATTGGAGTCAACGGCCTTGAGTTTGATGTTAATCAAGGTCAGACATGGGATCAAATTCAGCCATTTTGGACATTATCCAACAACAATGTCAAAGAGATAAGTAGTACATTAAAAAATTTAAAAGCACAGAATTCTGGATTTAAAGGACAAGGCGGATATGTTAGACTTGAATCACAGTTAACAGTTAACATTGTTGAAACAAATGTAATGGCTGGAAAATTAGTTACAATACAAAAACAAGCCTATGTTAATCAAAATACCAGCAATGTACAAAATAACCTAGCAAAAACCTCTTCTGGTACAGAAGTACAAAATCGTCAAGTAGGTGCAGTCGAAACTGCAAGATTTACAAGTCCAATTGTTGGTAATCAGCAAATATTTGATGATGTTACACAAGAAGTCATTCCAGTTGTTGCCAGTCTAAACAAATCTACCAATGCACGTGTATCAAAACTGAGTACAGATGAGACCGCACAACTTGGGGATGCGAAAGGTTCTGGACCAGAAAGCACAGTTGGTGGTGCAACTCCAGTTCGAAATACTGCACAAACTGGGGCTTCAACCCAAGGCCAAAGAATTGATGATGATGCAACACAAAAGGTTAATAATAGTGTCGGCAATGCAAGTCAACAGGTTGACGGAAGAACTGAAATTGCCGCAGAGTTTTTACAAACTATTGTGCCAACTGCAAACCCGTTAGCAGGACTTGCTAGTCAAACATATACAATTTCCATATACCTGATGGACAAAGATGAATTTAAACAGTTCTTATTCACAGATAAAAAAACATTACCAACACAACAATTGCTTATGTCAAGTGGTGGAGCACCAATTGGACAACGCAACAAGTATTTTGATTTAGATTTCTATCCAGAAAATTTAGAGTTTAAAGCCATGATAGGAACACAGGCTACAGGTAGTCCTACGAATGTTGTAACCATGAGCTTTGAAGTATTGGAACCACAGGGAATTACTTTTTTGGAAAGATTGCGTCAAGCAGTATGGGAACACACAGGAGATCAAAGTAATACCATCAATGCACAAAATTACCTAATGGTGATCAGATTCTTTGGTTACGATGAACAAGGCAACTTGGTTACCAAGCAATCAAAAAAACAGAAAACTGGCACCGGTAGTGAAGAGCAAACCAGTGATCCGAATGCGTTAGTAGAAAAATTTATTCCTTTTCAAATAGCAAACATCAACTATAAAATATCAACTGAAGCAGTAAATTACAACTTAAAATGTGTGATTCCTCAACTTAATGTAGGATACAGTACTGCACGAGGTACAATACCTTTTAATTTTCAATTAACTGCTACTGATGTACAGTCATTGTTAAATGGTGATAGTGAATTAGCACCCATAACTCCAATAGTGACCACTAGAACCACAGGTGGTCCGCCCAATCAGAATACAGTAGTCAATGAAACAATCACTGCTCAACAACAACGTGCTGGTAAAATTGGACTTAAAGGAAGAACAGTTGTTTCGGGACTTGCTGATGCATTAAACAAACATCAGGCAGCTCTGTGTACTGGAAAAAAAGCATTCTTATTTCCAGACAGGTATATTATCGAGCTTGAAGATGTGCCAGGGCTTAAAGATGCTAAAATGCGTAAGGAAGGAGTAGTATCTAAAAAGAATACAAAAATGAAAACCGACAGTGATCCAAATCAAAAACTAAACCAAAAGAAACAAAGTTTTGATGCTGATTCTAGAAACTATAGTGTGAGTGCAGGAACACAAATAGTACAACTGATTGATCAGGTTATGAAAAATAGTACATATGTAACTGCTCAACAGACTATTCAATTTGATGAGATAACCAATAGAGAAATTGTAAACCCAGCTGTAAAAACTGTGCAATGGTATAAAATAACACAAACTGCAACTCCACTGCAATGGGATGAAAACAGAGGAGATTATAACTACGAGATAAAATATAGAGTAAGTAGATATCAAATTAACTCACCGCGTTCAGAATATTTTCCGCCGGCTATGTATAGAGGTGTACACAAGTTGTACGAGTATTGGTTTACAGGAAAGAATACGGAATTACTTAATTTTGAAATTGATGTAAACACAAACTATCTTCAACCCATAGGTAATGATGGTAGAAACAAAAGTGTGAAAGGAAATGCACGTTTCGCTGAAAAGAAGTTTTTTCAAGCAACTGCAGAAGAAAGTACACAAGGTGGCGAAGGACAAAGCACAATGCCAGCGGCACAATTAGCATCAAGACTATACGGTCCAGCTGACGTTGCTAAATGTGAGTTTGAAATAGTTGGAGATCCAGACTGGATAACACAAAGTGAAGTGTTTTACTCTACGTCTAATTTGGCAGCATTTGAGCCAGACGGAAGTTGTAACACAAGTGCTAGTGAAGTACTTGCTGAAATAAGATTTAATAGAGTAGTAGACTATGATTTAGCAACTGGTCTCACACCAGTGTTTAAAAATAACATGGCGCAAAGTAATATCACAGGAGAAACAAACCTAGCTGAAGAAGCATTGGTTTTCAATATTATTGAAGTAAGGAATATGTTTAAAGCAGGTAAGTTTACACAAACACTTAAAGGAGTTGCTAGAGACTTTGATACTGCAATTGATTCGCCGGCAATGAAGAAAGCAGAAAAGAACAAAATAGAACGCACTCCAAAACAGATACAAGAACAAAAAGATAAGACTGAAAGTATATCTCCTAGAACAAGTAAACTGCCTGTGGGAAGTAGAGGAAGTGGAAAGTTTCTTGATACTCGCGGAACACAAAATAATGCTACAGGAACTGGAGGAGAGCCACGACGCCCAGACTACATAACTGGTAGCACTCGACCAAGTGGACTTCAACCAGATACAACACCAACTCCTTATAGTAGTACAACAGTGAATAACGAAACCACTGCTAAAATAGCCAAGCAAATAGATAAAAGTATAAATTATACTGACGAAACAATGGATACAACTGAAAACAATTGGTTACCTCCAGTGAAGCCAAAACCAGGTAGTAATACAGTAAGTGATGATGCTGGTAGCACAGTAGATCCTTGGGCGTCTTCGTTGTTAGCAAAGAAAAATAGACTTGCTCGTGAAAGATCAAAAGCACGAATAGCCGGCGGGGCAACTGTAAAAGGTGGACAAGGCGGCGGTACAAGAGCATCCGACGCATTTAGATAGGAACTATAAATGGCAGAGAATTACTTTAGAAATAAAGGTACACCAAGAGCTTATAAATTAGACAAAGGTGGAACACCAGCTCAAACTGGACCGTTTATAGGTGAGGTGACAAACAACGTCGATCCAACACGAGCAGGAAGGTTACAAGTTTACATTGAGTACATTGCAGGCGACGATAGAAATAATAAAGACTTGTGGCGTACTGTAAGTTATATCTCACCTTACTACGGACATACTCAACAAAGTGCTCCTCAACCAACAGGCCCAGGAAGTTTTACAGGCAACAATCATGCTTATGGTTTTTGGGGAACTCCTCCTGATGTTGGTACAAAGGTTATTTGTTTTTTTGCAAATGGAGATCCAACACAAGGATACTATCTTGGTATGCCTATTGAATCAGGGCTTAACCATATGATGCCTGCAATAGGTTCTAGCAACAAGTATGTTGATGATAGTGGCAGTCCTTATTACACTGGCAAGAAAAAATTACCAGTTGTTGAGATTAATAACGCAAATCCGGCAATAGCAGAAAATCAAAGATTCTTTGACGAAGTTAAACCAGTACACAGTGTTCTTGCTGGACAACTTCTCAGCCAAGGAGTTATTGCTGATCCACTACTTGGACCTATTGGTTCAAATAGCCAAAGAGAATCTCCTTCAACTGTTTTTGGTATTAGTACTGCTGGAAGACCTATATATTCTGGAGGATTAACTGATGCACAGTTAGCACAAAAACTTGCTAGTTCAACTTTACAAGCAAACGAAACAAATATTATAGCACGTAAAGGTGGACATAGCATTGTATTGGATGATGGTAATCAAACCAACGAAGACAATCTAGTACGCTTTAGAACCAGTGCTGGACATCAGATTATGATGAATGATACTCCAGATGGAAAAACAATTCATATCATGCATGCTAATGGACAATCTTGGATTGAACTTGGTGAAGAAGGCACCATTGACATGTATGCATCAAATAGTGTAAACATAAGAAGTGCCGGCGAACTTAATCTACATGCTGACAGAAATGTTAACATCAATAGCGAAAATGGAAGCATTAACATGCATGCCAAACGGGCAATGAGTTTAGAAAGTTCTAGTTTAAACCTAACAGGAACAAACAGTTTATTAGCATATAGTAAAAGCATGATAGGATTAAAAAGTGATTCATCATTGATGCTAAAAAGCAACACAGGTTCGTGGGGAGCTGGAAGCGGTCTTACTTTAGAAGCAGGATGTATCAAATTAAATTCAGGTGCAGCTAGTGATGTTCCTAAAGCACAAGAAATTCCAAAAAAACGTTTACCTGATACTAAGTTTGAATCAGATGTTGGATGGGTTCCAGAACCAGCAGCAATTGAAACAATTGTTACCAGAGCACCAACACACGAACCTTTTGCTGAAAGAGGCAGAGGTGTTAATGTATCAACAAGTTTAGTTAGTACGAGTGCAGAAGTTCCATTGGACTCCAAGACCGAAGAAGCAGTTAAAAAAGCAGAAACAACAGAAATTGACAAAATTAACAAAGGTGATTATGAAAAACAAACTGACGCTACCACGAATGTTGGAAAAATAGCACCTGAAAAAGTTACAGGTATGGTAGCACAGTCAAGTAAGTTAGTCAAACAAAATTCAAATGAAATATCAAATACTCTCGGCGTAGGCAAGTTTGGATTCAGTGCTGGTGAACTTGAAACGGCTGGTTTTCTAAAACCAGGAACTGCAGACTTCTTTCTCAAAGATTCAACTGCTGATTTAAATACTGTATTAGGCAGTTCCAGTGTGTGGAGTGGAAATCAAGGTATATCTGGAGTAAGTGACTTTTTGAATAATGAATCTATACAAGATGTAACAAAAAACGATTTGTTTAACAAAGGATTGAGCTCTCTGCAAAATGCAGGCATTGTAACCGGATTAGAAGATGAAGCTTCTCTCGCAGGATTAGTTAGTGGCGCAAGTAAATATGGAGTTGATGCAGTAAAAAAATGGACAGAAGGCAGTGCTATACTTGGCGAAACTTTAGCAGGTTCATTTAGTGCAAAAATCACAAGCGGTGATATGGATGCACTAGTGAGAGGCGGGCAATATGCAGTTAGTTTGACACAAGAAAAAATCAGTGATGCAGTACAAGGGTTTTCAACAGGTACAGTTGGTGTAACTAATACAAATATTAGAACTACAATTGATAGTGCAGTACAGTCTGGTATAGCAAATAAAAAAGTTAATGGAATTAGTACCTAGACTAGGACTATAAATACAGTATGGCAGAGATAATCGGATATAGCACAATAGACAGGTATAAAACATACACTGTAACAGATTTTGAAATAATAAAGCAAGATCTATCCAATGCTTTAAACATACGTCAAGGTGAAATGCCTGGGCGACCTGATGTTGGTACTATCATGTGGAGTTTTATATACGAACCACAAAATGCACAAACCTCACAAGCAGTAATAAACGAGATACAGAGAGTTGTTGCACAAGACCCAAGAATTGAAGTAGCAGATATAAATGTGTTTTCGCAAGAAAATGGAATACTAGTTGAATTAGAGATACAAACCATACAAGGACAAGATGCCCGGTTACTGTCAGTATTCTTTGATAATCAAACTCAACGAGCCTCTCTGTCAGACGTGTAGTATAAACTACCCAGTTTATAATGTTCATAAATACTAGGTAAGGATAGATACACATGGCTAAAACTACAAGACAAACCAGTATATTTGGCGTTGAGGATTGGAAGAGAATTTACCAAACTTACCGTGAAGCGGACTTTCAAAGTTATGACTTTGAAACCCTACGTAAGAGCTTTATAGATTACATACGTCTATACTATCCAGAGAGTTTTAATGACTACATTGAGTCAAGTGAGTTTATTGCTCTACTTGATGTTATGGCGTTTATGGGACAAGCAGGTAGTTTTAGAAATGACCTGAACACCAGAGAGAACTTTATTGATACTGCTGAACGAAGAGACAGCGTAGTACGTCTTGCTGAATTAGTAAGTTACACTCCAAAACGTAACACGGCAGCATCTGGTTTTTTAAAAGTACAAAGCATCAGCACCACAGAAGGTGTAATTGATTTTACTGGTGTAAATCTTTCAAATATCACAGTTAACTGGAACGATACCACTAATGCAAACTGGTTAGAACAATTTACAGTTATTGTTAATTCCTGTTTAGATAACACACAAAGATTTGGACGTCCAGGAAACTCACAGACAATACTTGGTGTGCAAACAGAAGAGTATGGTATCAATCTTATACAAGGGTTTCTTCCTGTAATACCATTCACTAATACGGTCAATGGTACTACTATGTCATTCGAAGCAGTATGTGCCACATCGCAAGATCAAAAATATTTGTACGAGCCAGCACCTGCTCCAAACGGTGCATTTAACATACTTTACAGAAACGACAAACAAGGTTATGCGAGTGCTGACACAGGTTTCTTTTTCTTATTCAAGCAAGGCAGTTTACAAGACCTAGATTTTAATCTTGGAGAACGTATTTCAAATAGAGTTGTAAATGTTAATATTGAAGGTATTAATAACGAAGATACATGGTTGTATCAGCTAGATTCAGAGGGCAATATTCAAAACCAGTGGACTCTTGTAGAAAACATTTATAGCGGAGCAGTTGAAGAGTTAACCCCAGAACAACGTAGATATTTTACTACCACATCAAGAACTAACGACCAAATTAATTTAAACTTTGGCGATGGTGTGTTCAGTAGTATACCAGTTGGATCCTTTAGAACTTATGTAAGAGCATCAAATGGTTTAAGTTATATTATAAATCAAGATGAGATGCAAAACGTAACTATCTCAATCGGCTATGTGTCAAGGACTGGGCGTAATGAAACACTTACATTGACTTGTGCATTAACTCAACCAGTTAGCAATGCTGCCAATAGAGAAAACATTGACGACATTAAACAAAGAGCTCCTGCAAGATTCTATACACAAAACAGAATGGTTAACGGAGAAGACTACAACAATTTTCCATATACACTTTATTCAACTATAATCAAGTCCAAGGCAGTTAATCGTAGCTCAATTGGTACTAGTAGGTACTTGGATTTAGTTGATATCACTGGAAAATACTCAAGTACCAATATTTTTGCCAGTGATGGTATGATATACGAAAATACTGCTGTTCCAAGTTTTACTTTTACATTTGTTGATCAAAACGATATTACAGATGTAATTGTAAATGAAGTTGAACCTGTACTAGCAAGCCGCGGTATGCAAGAGTTTTATTATGAAAACTTTATTCGACCAAGTCTAACAAGTTTAAATTTAAACTGGAGTCAGAGTACAACTGCAAACAATGAAACAACAGGTTATTTCAAATTTGTTTCAAGCGGTGCACCAGCACCAGTTGGACCGCAAGCAAGTGACAACAAACAATATATTGCATTAGGCGGTTTAATTAAGTTTGTACCACCAGCAGGACAATACTTCAATAAGTTTAACAGGTTAATTGCAGGATCTCCTACTCTTCCAGGCGATAAAATGGTATTATGGGCAACTGTAACTGCATTAGAACTTGATGGAACAAATCAAGGAGTTGGTAATAATGCAGATGGCACTGGACCTGTAACACTTAACAATTTTATTCCTACTAATGCAGTGCCAACTGAAGTTATTCCAAACTTTATTACAGACTTACCAACTGCAATCGAAACCACAATTCGTGAAAACATCGAGTTATATAGAAATTTTGGTTTAGGATATGATAATCTAACAGGCACTTGGTACGTAATTACAACAACTAATTTAAATCCAGCAACTACGTTCAGTCTTGCAAACGCACAAAGTACAACAGGAACTGGACAAGACAATTCCTGGTTAGTAGCATTTGAAACAGATGGAGTAACGTATACTGTCAGTTCAAGAAGTTTGCAACGTTTTTGGGCCAGTGTGCTTGAAACAAGATTCTTCTATGATGGCACACAAAAAGTTTACGATCCTAAAACAGGAACAGTGATCAATGACTTTATCAACGTTTTAAAAACAAATAGCTTACCAGATTCAAGTGCAACACTTAACAGTGATGAAGTACTTGATATTGTTGATCAACCTGTGGAAACAGATGGCTTTATTGATGATTTCCGTGTTAGAATATCATACAAAGATTCTGACAATGACGGTGTACCAGATAATCCAGATTATTTTCAAACTCTAGTTGATCCAACTGTGAATCCAAATAATAAAAGAATTTACCTACAACAAACAGTTGACTTTGATAATCTTGAACGATATCTGCCACTTGCAGACGGTGTTGTAAATGGTACACTTGCAACTGAAGCAGCCATTGAATTAGTTAAAAGTGAATACCCAGATGCACAAATATTTTATGCTTATACTGATAAGAAATTTTACAAGTTAACAGTCGCTTATGATGGTCTTAGAACTATTGCACAGGTTACTGGTTATATAACATATGTTGGTCGACAAGGATTGAGCTTTCAATATAGACACAATGCGCCATTGAGTAGACGAATTGATCCAGGCACCACTAATATTATTGACATTTATCTTGTAACACAAGCATATTATATTGCATATCAAAATTATGTTACTGATTCAACAGGAACTGTACCAGAACCTGCACAACCAACAATTGATGAACTTACCACAAGTTATTCAACATTAGATCAATACAAAATGATCTCAGATAATATTATTTTAAACAGTGCAACCTTTAAACCATTATTTGGAACCAAAGCTGCAGTTGAACTTAGAGCAACACTCAAGTGTGTCAAGAATCCTTTGAGTACTGCAAGTGTTAGTGAAATTAAAAGTCAGGTTGTATCAGCTATGAATACATACTTTACTATTGACAATTGGGATTTTGGAGACACATTCTTCTTCTCAGAACTAAGTGCATACTTGCACGACCAATTAGGAAGTATTATTTCAACAGTAGTTCTTGTTCCAGTAGATCCATTGAAGTCATTTGGTGATTTATATGAGATACGCAGCCAAGCAAATGAAATATTTGTAAATTCTGCCACAGTCAACGACGTTGAAGTAATTGACGCATTAACCAGTAGCCAACTGCGTACTGCATCAAACAGCGGAGTAGTATAAGCTATGGCTAAAAGAATTCGCTCAGAAGACTTTCTACCAGAAATATTTCAAACTCCTGCTAACAAGCAATTGCTTCGTAGTACTCTTGACCAACTTACACAAAACCCAAAGTTAAAGCCAACCGAAGGTTATATTGGACGTAAGATTGGCCCTGGTGTTACTGCATCTGACAGTTATGTATTAGAACCAACTGCTAATAGAACCGATTACCAACTTGAACCTGGAGTGGTACAACTTACACCAAATACCAACACTGTTGCAAATGCAATAACCTATCCAGGAATAATTGATAGTCTTCAGTTACAAGGTGCAGACGTTACACGTGATGATAGACTTTTTGATAGTGAGCATTATAGTTTTGATCCTTTTGTTGATTTTGACAAATATGTAAATTTTAGTCAGTATTACTGGGTGCCAGAAGGCCCAAATAGCGTTGATGTATTTGGAAATACTATTCCAATTAGAGATACATTTGATGTTGCATATACCCAAGATGGTTATACTTTTTCAGGAGAATCAGGAGCATTACCTACATTAACATTTGTTCGTCAAGGCGAATATACGTTTAACGTCAATGCAAGCGGTCATCCATTTTTCATACAAAGTGTACCAGGAACGTCAGGGGTACTTCCACAACAACCAAACCAAAGTTCGCGTGATGTACTAGGAGTAACAAACAATGGTGATGATGTTGGAACAGTTGTTTTCACTGTGCCAGAGAAAACTGCACAAAACTTTTATTTTACACTAGCAGATATTGGATCAACAGATTTAGTCGAAGACACATTACAGTTCAATCAAATTAACAATGTGTTTGTTGATGTATTTTTAGAAGAGCATGGTGGCATTGACGGCATCACTGATTTGCAAAACAGAACACTTATTATTACCACTGATACCAACACTGGTTGGGAAACACTTACTCCTTTTGATGAAACACTGTTTGATCAAGACAATCCGGGAATACCAAACGCTGGATTTGATAATAGTGTGGCATTGGCAACAAATCCAGAGAGATATGTGCAGTGGAGAATAAACTTTAACTATGCAGATCCTTTACGTCCTTTTATGGAACTTACAAAAGTACAAAATGTTGCAAACCTAAGCAAAACTCTAATAGAATACGGAACTGAATATGCTGGTGCAACTATGTACAAGGATGCAGAAGGTGAATTTGTAAGACAACCATTGATCACTGCAAATCTTGATATACTTTATTACCAAGATGGAAACGCTGAAGGAAATTTTGGTGTTATTCGTCTTGTTGAACAAGCAAATTCATCAGACCTTTTAATCGAAGACATTATTGGTAAAACAGTTTATACATCACCAAACGGTGTTGTTTTTACAAACGGACTTAAAGTACAATTTATCGGAAGTGTTGTTCCGACAAGTTATGAGAATAAAGAATACTATATCGAAGGAGTTGGTACTTCTATCGAACTTCTTCCAGTAACAAATTTTATTACTCCAGAAACATATACAATTTCAACCACTGTACCTTTTGATAGCACAGCGTTTGACGACGGAAACTTTGACGCAACAAATAATGCTCCAACTGCACAAGATTATATGATAATAAACAGAGCCAGTATAGATCAAAATGCTTGGAGCAGAGGTAATAGATGGTTTCATATTGGTGTGCTCGAAGCAACTGCTATCTATAATAATATTCCCCTAGTAATCAACAATGATAATCGTGCTAAACGTCCAATACTTGAATTCAGAAAAAGTCTAAAACTTTTTAATTATGGAACACTTGCAACACCTGCAGTAGATATCATTGACTTCACAGAAACAGATGCATTTTCGAACATTAACGGCACAATTGGTTACAGTGTGGATGGTTATGATTTTGTTGCTGGATCAAGAGTAATTTTTGCAAACGATCTTGATGCAGAAGTGCGTAATAAGATTTACACAGTGAGTTTTGTAGATTTTGGCGATAGTAGTGTTGATGTTATAGACTTGCAACCAGCAAGTTTGACAACACCTGATATTCCAACCAATACAAATGTTATAGTAACATCAGGTATTACACTTCAAGGAAAATCTTATTGGTTCAACGGAACAACTTGGATATTAGGACAGCAAAAAACTGGTGTGAATCAAGCACCACTATTTGATATATTTGATAGCAGTGGTTATAGTTTTAGCAATACAACAGTTTATCCAAGTACAACTTTTGCTGGAACTAAACTTTTTAGTTATGCAGTTGGGACAGGCACCACTGATAGCATAATTGACCAGCCTTTAAAATATCTAACTATTGCCAATGTTGGTGATATTGTTTTTGACAACAATTTATATGTCGACACATTTGTATATGTCAACGGAACAGTTAGCGTTACAAAAAACATTGACACAGGAACAGTTAGACAGTATAATACTATAAGCACATTTGATAAGTTACTTGGATGGCAAACATCATTTGAAACAAACACACAACGACAGAGTTTCAATTTTGATTATAATGGAGCTCCCTTGGTATTGGATATTGAAGTACTAAGTGATACATCAAAAATTCCAGTTAAGGTATTTGTCGAAGGACAGTTTGTTCTTCCAAACACTTACACATATGCAACCAATAGTGATAATGTAACAGTAATTACTTTCAACCCTAATGTATTAGGACAACCTGATACAGTACCGGTTACTGGTGCTATAGTTGAAGCTCAAGTGCTCAGCAACAGTCCGAGCAGCATTGCATTTTATACTATTCCATCAAACCTAGAATCAAATGCTATGAATGAAAATAGCAAGGACTTTACACTAGGTACAGTGCGTACACATTATGAAAGTATTTGTCAAAATTTAGAAAACTTCGAAGGTAAAATACACGGTAACAATAACGTAAGAGATTTAGGTAATGTTGTTCCTTATGGAGATCTAATACTACAACAAAGTGCGCCAGTTACTATGATGACAAATTTCATTAATGGCAGAGACTACGAATTTTTCCGTGCTATAGAATTTAATAGTTCAGAATATAACAAGACTAAAAACAAGATTTTAGATTATGTTGCAAACAATGATTGGTCAGGAAAAACTACTGCACAGATACTTGATGCTACGCTATTGGGAATTAATGCAGGAAAAACCGAATCTAGTCCTTTTTATTGGACAGATGCAATTCCAAGTGGTAACACCTTTGAAACTACAACATACACAATAACACCAATTACAACCTATGTATTTGATACTCTTAACAGTTATGACTTAACCTCTGCAAACTACAAAGGTATATTAGTATATTATACTCCTAAGAGCACTGGTATACAAACTATACTTGTTGGAGACGGACACGAATACACTGTAGCAACCGATGGTCCAAGAATTACAATCAATAGTACAAAGATAACACTTAGCATTGGTGACATAATTACCATTAACGAATATTCTACAACTTACGGAAGTTATGTACCAGCAACTCCTAGTATGATGGGATTATATAGCATATATCGTCCGCAAGAATTCTTAGACAATACCTATGTAACACCAACAAATGTCATACAAGGACATGATGGTAGTTTAACTGTAGCATTTGAAAACGGTGATTTTAGAAATGATGTTTTATTAGAATTTGAAAAAAGAATTTTCAATAACATCAAAATAAATGAAGTTGAAAGATACGATCCACCCCTTCAAGCAGTTGATGTTATCCCAGGACAGTTCAGAACAACTGATTACACTCTTACTGAAGTTAACAATATATTAAATGTTAGTTTCTTATCGTGGGTTGGTGAGAATCGTGTTCCTTATAAAAATCAAACTTATATTAAAGACAACGCATTTACTTGGAATTATAGTCAAAGTGAAAACAGATTATCTGATGTTCCTCTATTAGGTTTCTGGAGAGGTATATATTTTGATCTTTATGATACTGATTCCCCTCACACTCGTCCATGGGAAATGGTAGGACTCAGTGTAGAGCCAACTTGGTGGCAAACAACTTACGGACCAGCTCCATACACATCAGGTAATACTGTTCTATGGAATGACATGGCACAAGGTATTGTTGCTTACCCAACTGGAAATGTGATAAGAAAACAGTATATTCGTCCTGAGTTATTACAATGTATCCCAACTGATTCACAAGGAAATCTAGTACCGCCAATTGATAGTATTGTTGGCAGTTACGATGTAGACAGCTTTGAAAAATCGTGGGTAGCAGGAGACATGGGACCTACTGAGGATGCCTGGAGACGAAGTAGTTACTACCCTTTCGCAATACAACGATTACTAGCATTAACAAAACCTGCACAATATTTCTCACTATTTGCTGACAGAGATCTATGGAAATACAATACAGAGTTCAACCAATACTTGTATAATGATAGATTCCGTATTGATCCAAGTGTGATAAGCGTGTATGGTAATGGAACAATCAAAAACAGTTATATTAACTTTATTGTTGATTACAATAGAATCACAGGTTTAGATAGTACCACTGCACTAACGGCTACTCTAGCAAATATGGATATTCGATTGTGTTATCGAATGGCTGCATTTAGTGATCAAGGATACTTAAAAATATTTTCTGAAAAGTCGTCACCAAACAGTTTAAACAGTAGTTTGTTGTTACCAGACGAAAGTTATCAACTATTTCTCTATCAGAATCCAAGTTTTGCTGAAGTACAATATTCAAGTGTTACAGTTCAAAGAACCAGTGGTGGATGGTCAGTGTCGGGTTATTCAACAGTAAAACCTTACTTTGAAATATTACAAAGTACCATTGCTGGAACTTTTAGTACCGTAACAGTAAATGGAAATACAGTTCGTATTGCCGAAAGTTTTACAAAAAATGTAATTCAAGTTCCTTATGGTTATGTGTTTGCAACTGCAAATGCAGTGGTTGATTTTTTAGTTAGTTACGGTCAATTATTAACACAACAAGGACTAACCTTTGATACCACAGAGAATCAAGTTATTCTTAACTGGACACAAATGGCAAAGGAATTTCTATACTGGGTAGGACAGGATTGGATTGTAGGAAGTATTATCAATCTTAACCCTGCTGCAAATGTTTTAAAATTAGAAAAGCCAAACAGTGTTGTTGAAAGCCTGGCTAATGAAAATATCAACGATGTAATGTTAAACCAAAACTTTGGTCCGTTGCTTGGCAAAGATTATGCAGTTGAAAGACTTGGTAACGAACTGAAACTAATTGGAGTTAACAATCAAACATTTAGTTTGTTGTCAGCAAGGTTTACTTCATATGAACATATTATAGTATTTGATAACGTTAGTATCTTCAACGATTTGATATATCAACCAATAACTGGTGCAAGACAAAATAGATTATTATTAAATGGTAATACAGTTTTTGATTGGAATGGCACACTTGATGCACAAGGTTTTATTCTCAATGAAGATAATATAGAAGAATGGGTAGCAAATACTTCTTATACTAAAGGACAAATTGTACTTTATAAAAATGCATATTGGAGTGCAACAAGATTACTATCACCAAGTGAAACATTTGTTTTTACTGATTGGATCAAGAGTGATTATGCACAAATACAAACTGGATTGTTGCCTAACCTTGCAACCAAAGCAGATAGCCTACGTGAAAATTATGATATACACACTGCCAATCTTGAGAAGGATTCAACACTACTAGGATTAGGACTTATTGGATTCCGTCCAAGACAATACATGCAAAACTTGAACCTAGATGATATTTCACAAGCTGGCTTGTACTCGCAGTTCTTAGGAACAAAAGGAACAATCACTGCTGCAGAAAATTTTACTAGTGCGAATCTTGGCAAAGAAGAAGCAGAGTATGAGATTTTTGAAAACTGGGCAATACAACGTGGTATCTATGGTGCAAATGCAAACAGAAGTTATTTTGAATTACGCACAGACGAAAGTAAATTATTAAGTAATCCAAGTACTATTGCAGTTATTGATCCGCAAGAGGTATCAACTGCTAATCAGACAGTATTAGTTGAAGATATTTGGAAACAAAGTTTTCCTATTACAAATAAAAATATTTTACCAACAGTTACAACAATTCCAGAAGATGTTAGCCTGCCGTCAGCTGGTTATGTAAACTATGACGATGTTGATATCAAAGTTTTTGATTATAACGATTTAACAAACATACTTGCTAATTTAGATACCATATCACTTGGGACAAATATTTGGGTAGCCAAAGCAAACTCATACGATTGGAATATATTTAGAACCAATTTGGTACCAGCTAGTGTGATATCAGTTACTGACAATCTAAATGAAACAAGTACTATAACATTTGATGTCAATCACGGCTTATCTGTTAATGATAGAATAATAATCAAATACTTTAGTGCGTCAGTTGATGGTGCTTATATTGTTGGTACTGTTCCGGGGTTAAAAACTATAACACTAACACTTAGTCTTGCTGGTGAAACAGTGTCGGTAACAGGTGATGGTCGTGCATTTATTCTTGAAAGTGTACGTGTTGCACAAGCAAGTGATGTTGCTAATTTAAGTTTTGCAAATAATATTGTGCCAGGAAATCAAGCCTGGGTAGACAACAATGGCGATGACAAATGGACAGTTTTACAAAAAATCAATCCATTTTCTACACCAACTGACCTCGAAGCAACTACTCCGCTTGAGAACGACTTGTATGGTACAACAGTTTCACAAGGATTAAGAAATCAAGGTTTACTAATTGGGGCACCTGGACATAATTCTAGTAAAGGTGGATTATATGCACTAGGCAAGGATATCTCTGGTTCATATATACAAGTTGCACTTATAGCACCGACCACAACAGGATTTGCAGGATTTGGCTCAAGTCTCAGTGTTGGAAAATATGATTACGCAGTAGCAGGTGCTCCTGCTAGTGATAGCAACAAAGGTTATGCACTAACAGTCAACAGAAACAGTGCAGATGGCACATATACTCAGCAACAATTGTTTAACACCGGTACCAATGATGCAGACAAATTTGGAACAAGTGTAGCAATCAGTGCAGATGAACGTTGGATGTACATCAGTGCACCAGCAGACAATAAAGTATACGCCTACAGTAAAGTTGAAGTACAATCACAAAAGATAGAATACACTGGAGATGGTTCGACTACTGCTTTTAATATTCAACCAACTATTGTTGTTAATGCTAGTGATGCAACGGCAACAACACAAATTGGTGTAACAGTTAACAATATACCACAAGCAGGCGGAGGAGTTGACTGGACTTTAAGCACTGTTAGTGGAGTACAGAGAATAACATTTAATACTGCACTCAATCAAGGAGATGAGTTACGGATTATTAGACTACAGAGTGCTACGTATTTTCCATCAGTTTCAACTACAGACTTTAGTTTTAGTACATTGTTTACTGCTAGTGACATTTATTCATTTTCAGTGTATCATGACAATGTCCTATTACGTCCATTCTTTGATTATACTATTGTAGGCACAGACGTTGTACTTGGTAGTGGAGTTACAGGAACAGTTCTTATATCAGCAAAAACACATTGGGATTTTGTAAACACTTTTACTGCAACAGGACTTGATGCAAGTGACCAATTTGGTTACGATATTTCAACTACTACAGATGGTAGACAAATAATAGTTGGTACACCTGATGCAACCATTGGAACAAATACGCTTGCTGGTGAAAGTTATATAATTGATAGAAGTGTTGAAAGATTTCAAGTTACCACTGCTTCTACCACAACACAAAACTTTACGGTAACAGAAACTCCAACTGCACCAATAGCAGTTACACTTAATGGAACGTTCCTGACTCCAACTGGGAATGCAAATGACGCACAGTTTAGTGTTGCAGGTAGTGTAGTTACCATAGGAACAACTGCGAATCCAGTAACATTACAAATTGGTGACATCATCGAAGTTGAAACAAACATTTTTAAAACCATACAACAATTTAATTCGACACTAAACGGTGCTAGTTATTACTTTGGTCAAACTGTAGATATATGTTCAACAAATTGTAGTGCATACATTGCTATGCCAAATGACAGTGCAGTTGTTCCGGAAGGCGGGAGTGTCGAGCGTTGGATAAATCAAAATAGATTATTTGGAACTATTACTGGAACTGTTGCAAACCCAGTGTTGACTGCAACTGACTCAATAAGAATCAACAACTATTACGTAACACTCACAGGCACAACTGTTGCTAGTTTAGTTACAGATATTGCCACTGCTAATCTTCCAAACATAACTGCACAAAGCGTTGACGGTTCATTGCAGATTACATTGGAAAATGTTATTGCTGGTGAACAGTTTATTAAATTACAAGTAGCTCCTGGAGAAGGAACAGCATTTGCAGATCTTGGATTAACACCATGGGTATATGCACAAACAATTACAGCGCCAATTGCACAAGTATATGGACATTTTGGTACTAGTTTAAAGATTGATGACAGTGCAACTACATTGGTAGTTGGTGCTCCTGATGCTACTGCAAGTTTACCAACAACATTTGATACAGACACAACATATTTTGATTCAAGAAGCACAACAGTTATTGATCCATTGGATCAATCAGGAGTGGCTTACACCTATAATTACTTGAATTCAGCAAATAGCAGTGCTACAAATCCAGGTAAGTTTGTATTTGGTCAACAGATTTATGATACAACTATGACAAGTCTAGATAAATTTGGTTCAGCAGTTGACTATTATGATGGCATACTATTAGTTGGTGCACCAAATGACGATCTAAACGATAGCTCTGGTGATTTTGGCAGAGTAACTCAATTAACAAACGCTAATAAAGAATCAGCATGGAAAGCAATTTATACACAACAACCAATAGTTAATGCCTCATTGCTTAACAGTGTGTTTACATATAACAAAGGCAACAACGAAGTTACCAGCTACTTAGATTTCATTGATCCTCTGCAAGGTAAAATATTAGGAGCAGCACAAGCAAATATTGATTACACAGGTGGTATTGATCCAGCTGCCTACAACACAGGCACTGTAAACAACTATGGTTCGCAGTGGACCACTACTCATCTAGGTGAAATGTGGTGGGACCTATCAACTGTGCGTTTTATCGATTATCATCAGGATACCATTGAATACAAAGCACGTCGTTGGGGACAGTTGTTTGACGGTTCATCGGTAGACGTTTATCAATGGACTAAAAATACAGTAGCACCAGCAGATTACACAGGCGAAGGCGAAGTTTACACTACTGAAAGTTACGTAATAACCAGCGAACTTGATAGTGCAGGCACATTTATTACCTATTATTACTATTGGGTTAAAGGGCTATTAGCAGTAAGTCCAAACAAAACCTTAAGCTCAGTCGGCATTGCACAATATATTTCTAATCCACGATCAAGTGGAATATCATATACCGCTGCTATTAGTCCAAGTACAATAAGTTTGTACAATTGTAGAAATTTATTTTCAGCAAAAGATACAATACTACATGTAGAATTTGACAAGATCGAAAACAACGATAACGTTCACAGTGAATATGATTTAATTACCGTTGGTAATTCAAAAAGTTTCTTAGGTGGTAACCTTTATAGAAAATTCTTAGATAGTTACTGTGGTGAAGACACCCTTGGTAATCTTGTACCAGATGCTACATTAAGCGTTGCAGACAAGTATGGTGTTAGTTTTCGTCCAAGACAGAGTTTCTTTATTAACAGATTTCTTGCACTTGAAAACTATATGGATCGTGCAAATAGGATAATGAAACTGTATCCTATATCTGACAGCAAGAGTTTTAAATTGCTCAACAGTGAAGAACCAGAACCAACTTCAGCAAGTGGAGAATGGGACAAACGTTTATTAACCTACGCTGAACTTACATATCAAGACCTACGTCAAGTAGCAGTGGGTTACAAATATCTTATAGCAAGTGATAGTACACAAGAGGGATTGTGGACAATTTATACGGTACAAGCAGAACAAACACTGCTACTGTCAAGAGTACAAAACTACGATACAAAACTATACTGGAGTTATGTAGATTGGAATGGCATAAACGCAGATTTTACAACCTATAGTAGTGCAAATGCCAGCACTTATGATGTAAAATTGTACAGTGATTTATTAGCATTAACTGATGTAGCAGATGGAGTTTGGGCAACAGTAGAAGCAAACAGTTTTGGAAAGAAAGAAGTATATCAGTATAGCACAACAACCAGTGAATGGACAAGAGTTTTCTTAGAAGATGGTACTGTTGCAATTGATAGTACTGTTTGGGATTATAGTGTAGGCAACTTTGGTTTTGATGTTGAAGTTTTTGATGCACAACGTTTTTCTCAAGCACCAAATATTGAAACAAGACAAATACTGAAAGCTCTAAACGAAGAAATATTTACTACTGATCTACAAAAATTTAGAAATGAACTGCTCATACTTACATTTGAATTTATAATGAGTGAGCAACCAGCTCCAGATTGGTTATTCAAAACAAGTTTAATTGATGTTAATCATAAAATACGTGACCTAATTGAATATCCAATTTACAGACGTGATAACCAAGACTTTGTTAGTGAGTATATTAACGAAGTGAAGCCTTATCATGTTCAAGTAAGAGAATTTAACTTGCGTTACGAAGGCGAAGATACGTACAACGGTAGCATAACAGACTTTGACTTACCAGCTTACTACGATAGTCTCAGAGGACAGTTTGTATCACCTATACTAGATGATAGCGAAAATCCAAAATCATTAAGTGCAGTACCAAGCACTAGTGCAGTTTGGCAAACATTTCCATGGAGTCAATGGTATGACAACTATAAATTAGTAGTGAAGAGTGTAACAGTTCTTACACCAGGATCAGGTTATACAGTTGCACCACAGGTGGTTGTAACTGGTGATGCAACAACACAAGCAACCATGACTGCAACTGTTAATACTGCTGGCGAAGTAATAAGAATAAACTTAGTAACTGCTGGCAGTGGTTATTTAACAACACCAACACTGACAATATCAGGTGGTAATGGCACAGGTGCTACTGCGATAACAGTGTTGGAACCACAACAAGTACGTGATTTTACAACCACTATAGCATATGACAGAATAACATACACAAGTCAGGTTGTTGATTGGACTGCAAATACTGCATATACTGCAAATCAATTGGTACGTTTTCCTGTGCCAACTGTTGGAGTAATTAATGCTTCTTTACCTCAAGTATACAAAGTAACAGCTAACTTTACAAGCGGAACTGCATTTGATCCAGACAACTATACCGTGGTTGATCCATCTACATTAGATGGTGCAGACAGAACAATCGGATTGTATACACCCGAGCCAAACGAACCAGGACGTGAATTAGCACAAGTGATGTCTGGAATTGACTATCCGGGAGTACAAGTCGAAGGACCAAATTTTAATCAAAACACAGGTTTTGATGTTGGAAATTTTGATATTAATCCATATGACAACATAGATATTGGTCCAGAAGGATTACCAACATACGATCCAGGAATACTTGATGTTATATACGAAAGTCAATTCAGTGATACATACCTAGGTACAAGATCTACTGATATTAATATCGAAGGTGGCGGATTTATTGACACATATAGTTCACATGCTCCAGAAGAATTAATTCCTGGTAGTGAATTTGACACACTTGATTTGAAGGTTTACACTCGTCCAGGCAGTGATTGGAGCAGTGACGGACACGGCTTTGACATTGCTACAATAAACGTAGTGTACAACGGTGCAGGAACCACATTAGACTTTACCAGTGCAATGTTACATCCAGTTGGTATACAGGTGCTAGATATTACCACTGGCATTGTTACACCTCCTACTGCATATACTATTGACTGGGTAAACAAAGTTGTAACACTTGGTGCAACCATGCCAAGTTCAGTAGGCAACAGTATTGCAGTAAAAGTTTATGGTATAGGCGGTGGTTCGCAAATATACAAAGAAAGTATTGTTGGCACAGATGTTGTTAGCAATGTAGCAAGTATTCCTGTTGTGTTTACACAAATACATGAAATGGTAATTTTTGTAAATGGTGCAGTAATTACAGATTACACCTTTGCCGCAAGTGGTAGTTTTGCAACTGCAATAACATTTGACAGCACATATGGTGCAAGTGATTGGATTACGTTTGTTGCACTAGGTGCAACTACACCAACACAATATTCATGGAGCACGCCGTTAGTACAGTATATCACAGGTTACGATGGGTCAAGTTTCTTAGATCCATTAACCAACAGTCTTGGTGGTACAAATCAAGCCAATATGGTTGTGACTCGTGAAGGACAAAGACTTCGTCCACCAGAAGGTATTGAATACACAGGCGATGGTTCCAGTGCTGGTCCATATTATATAAGCACAACCGGTATTAGCAACCAAGGATTGGTGTCTGACAATGATACGTTAGTATATGTGGATAATGTAAAACAAACTCTTGCAGTTGATTATAATCTAAGTGCATGGGATGGATCAAGCGATAGATACATCGAATTTACTGTAGGTAGTATGCCTCCTGCTAATAGTGATATTAAGATTTTCACAACAACTGAAGCAGATTATATTTTACTTGGCGATCAGTTAGATTTACGAGTGAGTGCAGCTGCCAATGCACAGTTTGGAGTTTACACTTACAATGATACTGCTCAACAAAATATACTTACAAAAGTATTTGTTGGACCAACAACTGAAGGTGTTACAACTGGCGACGCTTTTGATGAGGTGCCTTTTGATAGTGCAGAGTTTGATAAAACAATTGGAACAACTATACAAACCAATAACTTTGCACTTGGTAGACTAGTAACAAGTCCTGAAAGACTTGTGGTTACACTCAATGGTTTCTATATTGAACAAACTGAATACAGTTTATCTACTGACGCAAATGATAAAACAACTTTAATTTTGGATAGAAGTATTTTAAACGCCGCTGATGTGTTAGCAGTAACAATGACAACAAACACAGTTGTCCCTAACAGTTTAAATTTTAGAATTTTCCAGGACATGCTAGGAAATCAAAAGTTGTTGAGAATGAACACTAAAAACACAACTCAACTTACACAAGATGTAACTGCTAGTGCAGATGTTATATATTTCCAAAATGTAAGCAAACTCAGTGAACCAAATCTAGGATCAAATATATTTGGTCAGGTAATGATTGGTGCAGAAAGAATTACATATAGAACAAGAGATACAGGCAACAACACAATTAGTGGATTGCGTAGAGGAGTAGCTGGCACAAGTGCAATGTCTCACAGTACAGGCTCTATTGCAAGTGATGTTGGTCCCGGAGAACAACTTCCTGCAACATATCAACAAAAAACAACAACTGATAAAACAAACGTTGGTGATGGTACAACCACTAGATTTACAACAAGCATAACAGTACCAACTGGTTTAGACAGTACAGAACTTGCGGAATCGATCACAGTAACAGTTGCTGGAGCAGTGTTAGTTCCAGAAACTGATTACACAGTAACAAGCGTAGATACAACACTTACAGAAATAACATTAACTGTTGCTCCAGATCCTAACGTAGAAGTATGGTTTAGCCAGGTAACTGCAAAGGTAATGTACGCACAAGGTACTAATACTGCAAGTAATGGAATTCCACTGCAAGATCAGACCACTGCAGCAGTATTATTTCTTAAGAGTTAAAACCCAGGTTAAGTAGTAAGGTAAATACAGTATGGAACAAGAAACAAACAATGAGGCCATAGTGGATCAAGAAGACGAAAAACGTCCAAATGAAGCAGGACAACTTGCTAT